ATGAAGTTATTAGTTAAGAATGATAAAGGCGATATGGTAAAAGCCTTTAGCCCAGAAGATAAATTTGCATTAAGAAAAAAAGCAGATTCAAATATTATATCTGATGTTGCTAACAAGATACTTTTAGATACTCATTACGAGGAAGCTGAAAAAAAGTAGATAGCGACCCTGATGTTAGGTCGCTTTTAATAGTAGCAGATAGATTACACATCACAATCCAACAAGTTCTTGATATGCCTGTTAGCCATTATAATCTTTGGTTAGCTTACTTGAAAAAAGAACAAGAACAGTATAAAACTAAAACTTCATTAGCAGAAGCAAGAAAGTTTAAATAATGGCACAAAAACTTAATATAGACATTGTAGCACGAGATAAATCCAAACAGGCTTTAAATGGTGTTCAAAAATCTTTAGGTAGATTAAAAAACTCTGTATTTAATTTAAGAAATGCTTTTTTAGGTTTGGGTGCTGGTCTAGTTGTTAGAAATTTAGTCAATACAGGAAAGCAATTAGAGAATTTAAGAACTAGATTAAAATTTTTACTTAAAGATACAAACGAGGGTGCAAAGGCATTTGATAACATGACTAAGTTTGCATCTAAAGTTCCTTTTTCACTAGAGGAGATACAAGCTGGTGCTGGTATTCTTGCAACAGTTACAGATAATGCTGATGACTTACAAAAAATGTTAGAGATAACAGGGAATGTTGCATCTGTTACAGGATTAGATTTTAGAACTGCTGGAGAACAAATACAAAGATCATTTAGTGCTGGTATAGGTTCAGCAGATATTTTTAGAGAAAAAGGTGTAAGAAATATGCTAGGCTTTAAAGCTGGTGCAACTGTATCTATTGAAGAAACAGTACAAGCATTTGAAAGAGTGTTTGGTAAAGAGGGTAGATTTGGAAAAGCTACAGATGAGTTAGCAAATACATTTGAGGGAACTTTATCAATGATAGGAGATAAAGTATTTAATTTTAAAAAGGTATTATTAGAAGCTGGATTCTTTAAAGAACTTAAAAATCAATTTGGAGATTTAGATAAATTTTTACAAGATAATGCAAAAGATTTAGATAGAATTGCAACATCAGTTGGAAAAAATTTAGCACAAGGAATGGTAAGAGTTGTCCAAATTGGTAAAGATTTAATTCCTACAATAAATAAAATAGGTTCAGGGTTAAAAAGTATTTTTGATGGATTTATGGCTATGCCAGAATTTGCAAGAGAAATTGGTATTGTTGGTGCATTTTTATTAGGAAAAAAAGGTGCGGTAGGATTAGCTTCAATAAGTTTTGTAATTGATAAAGTTAGTGATTTATTAAAAAAAGAAAGAATTGGAAGTGGTTTAATTGATGTTGCTAATATTGAAGAAGCAAAAATAAGATTAGCAGAAATTAATGAACAATTAGAAGATGGATTAAAAAAAGAATATGAATTTATAGATGTAAGAAATAAAGCATTAATGGTTTATGAAGATTATAAAAAATTAAATGAAGATGAGTTAAATCTTTTAAGAAAACAAAAATTAGAACTTGAGGATTTTATTAAATTTGAAAAAATAAAAAGTGGTGTTTTATCAGAATCAAATCATCACTTATTTGAAATGGCAAATAATGTTGAAAAAATAAAAGAAGAACAAAAAGAAATAGTTAAATTTACATCTATATCTAATCAACATATGTTTGAAATGGCTAATGCAGTTAAAAAAACAGAAGAAACTTTTAAATCTATGAATGAAACTGCTTTAAAAAATTTGCAAGAAAAATTTACAAATATTTCAACTTCAATTAAAGAGGGTTTAAACTCTGGTATTACTTCATTCTCAAATGCTTTATCAAGAGCAATTATATTAGGAGAAGATTTAGGTAAGTCATTTAAAAGAATGGTACAAGATGCACTTGTGCAAACATTAGCTATTTTAATTGAAGTTGTTATTAGACTAGGAATTCAAAAACTATTAAACATTGATCTCGAAAAACAAGAAAATAAAAAATTAAATAATGCTAAAAAATATACATCAGAATTAAAGAAACAAGTAGGTCTTGCATTTTTACTTGCAATACTTACGGGTGGTGGTTCTATGGGTGGTGGTTTTTTAAGTACAAGTGGTGGTTCAATGAAAAGAGCATCAGGTGGTGCAGTACAAAAAGGACAACCATATATGGTAGGAGAGCAAGGTGCAGAATTATTTATACCAAACCAATCAGGACAAATTACACAATCTGCTAGAGGCACAGGTAATGGTGGTGCAACAACAGTTAATTTTAATATAACAACAGTTGATGCAAAAGGATTTGACCAATTACTAATACAAAGACGAGGAACTATCTCAAGAATAATTAATGAATCTGTTAATGAAAGAGGGAGAGAGGCAATAATATAATGGCTGGTGCATTTCCAATATCTTCTGCAAACTTTGATACTTTAGGAATTAAATCTATTCAAAAAACTTTAATATCTGAATCTGCTAGTGGTAAAAAATTAGTTAGACAAATAGATGGTCAAAAATTTGGATTTACTGCAAATATAATTATCGCTAAACGATCAGATGTTTATGGAGAATTAATGGCATTTATAATGAAACAAAGATCAAGCAAAGAAAACTTTACAATAATCCCACCAGAGATAGAAGATGCTAGAGGTACTGCAAGTGGTGTTCCTCATGGTACAGCTAGTGCTGGTGCTACTTCTATTACACTAGGTGGTACAGGAACAGGAACATTAAAAGCTGGAGATTTTATTAAATTTAGTAATCATACTAAAGTTTATATGGTAGTTGCAGATCAATCAGATATATCTTCAGGTACTTTGACAATAGAACCACCATTAAGAACAGCAGTATCATCAACAAATATTATCTATGACAATGTTCCTTTCACTGTTTATCTTATTAATGATTTACAGGAATTTGGGGCAAGTGGTTCAGATAAAGATGGAAATGTATTGTATAAATTTCAATTAGATGTACTAGAATCATTATAGATGACAAAATATTTAGTAAGGCATTATGTAACTGCTGATTTTGTAGCAGAAAAAGTAGTTGATGAAACTGAAATAGATTCAGAAAAAAACAATTTAAAACAAAATACTATTCCAGATGGAAGTTTTAGTTTTATTATGGTAGAACAAAGCGAAAAGCTAATACGAACAACATACGAGAAATATGACGAGAGCCTTAACAACCCAACTAAAGAATGAACTAGCAACCTATGTATTAAGACCTGTTCATCTCATATCTTTTGGATTTTCAACACCTGTTTATTTAACAGATTGTTCATTTGAATTAACAAGTTCTGTATCAGGAACATCAAGAACTTATACTCCAACAGCATTTATTCAAAATGTGTCAGGATTTACAGAAGAAGTAGGTATAACTAAATCATCATTAAGAATAGGTTTATCTGGTGTAGATCAAACTTTTATTTCAGTAGCTTTAAATGAAAATATTATTAATGATTCATTTAGTGTTTATAGAGCATTTTTAGAAACTGATAACACAATTATACCTGACCCTTTTCTTTTATATGATGGCCAAATAGAAAAATTTGAGATTAATGAAGATGATAAAAATTCTAATGTTATTTATACAATAGTTTCACATTGGGCAGACTTTGAAAAAAAATCAGGTAGAAAAACTAATCCTAATTCACAAGAAAGATTTTTTAGTGGAGATTTAGGTATGGAATTTTCATCAGAAACAGTAAGAGATATAAAATGGGGTAGAGAGTAGTGGAAATAAGAAAATGGAAAAAGGAAGATTTTAAACAAATGATAGAACTTGGAGAAAAAATGTGGAAAGAGGGTGTCTATCAAAACCTATCTTTTAGTAAAAAAAGATTACAAAACTTAGGAGAAACTTTAATTAAACAACCAGAAAAAGGCATGGGATTTGTTGCTGTAGAAAATGATAAAATAGTTGGCATGATGATTGTTTATTTAAGTAAATATTTTTTTAGTGATGATTTGTTTGCTTATGATTTGTTTTTATACATTGACCCTGATAAAAGAAAAAGTGTTAGAGTTCCAATAAAATTAATTAATACTTGTACTGATTGGGCTAAATCAAAAGGTGCTAAAGAGTTTAGACCAGGTTCTAGTGTAGGTGTTAAAACAGATAAAGTAGAAAAACTTTATAATTTTATGAAGTTTAAAACAATAGGCAATATATTTACTAAGGAGTTATAATTATGTGTCCAAGTCCAGGCGATATAATAGATGATGCAATAGATTTTATTGGAGATATTTTTGAGGGTGTCATTGGTTGGTTAATTGATATTCCTGAAATTCCTGACTTTGGAACAGGAGAATTTGACGAAAGTGAAAAAGGTATATTATTAAACAAACAATCTAATGACGCCTCTATACCTGTAATTTATGGAGAAAGACTTGTAGGTGGAACTAGGGTCTATATGCAATCTAGTGGAGATCAAAATACTTACTTGTATATGGCTATTGTTATGGCAGAGGGAGAAATTAATTCAATAGAAGAAATAAGAGTAGATGATAAAGTAGTTACCTTTGCATCTAGTTTATCTGATGGAACAGAAGTTGAGGTAGATAGTTCAGACACTAATTTTTATAAAGCTGACCCAAATGTTGAGGGTGCAAGTGCTGAAAGTGTTATTAGATTAGAGCCACATTTTGGAAGTGACAATCAATCAGCATCATCATTATTATCATCACAAAGTAATTGGGGAAGTAATC